AGAAAGCCTTATTGCTAAGCTTGATTCTCGAACGGCTGACGCTGACACTATGCTTTGGTTGAGTAATTTAGCTAGTAAGATTGCTGAGTCACCTAACGCCACCTCGCAAGACAATCTTAATTCTGGGCAGATCACCCCTGATGAGGCTCAAGATCAGATGGAAGATATAATGAATAACCCCAAACACCCTTATCATGCTGGTGATAAGCGCGCTCAGGAAAAAATGCACCGATTAATGAAGGCAGCTAACCCTAAACGCTATGCGTAGCACACTTTGAAAATTCTGCAAACGGGCGCTAGAACTAGCGTCCACTTGCTTTGTACTAGGGCGGTACTTTGAAGTACCACCTATTTTATTTAAGCAAAGCCTATAAAAATAGGTGTCAAGCTTTTTCTAACCCCCTATGCCCTCTAGCCTGTAGCCTGTTTTTCCTACCTAAAACCTAACTTTTGCAAAGTTGAGCAAATGCCATTTGGTATAATACGCATACGCCCGCAATAACGCAGGGCTGATAAGAGGCTTAATTATGTTATTACCAAAAAACACACAATCTGAAAATGGCAATTTTTATACAGTGAGTACAAAGGATGAATATAAGAGGCGCAAGTTTGCCAGTGTTGAAGCTAGAAAGGCTCACAGTAAATCATTGCGCGAACTTAAAAAAGATATTGGCATTAAAGATCATTACTCTACAAAGCGTGAGGCTAACGCACACTGCAAACAGCTTAATGCTCGTTTAGACTGTGAAATGTATGAGATACATGAGTGCGCAATAATGGCTTTTTAATAGTCGGCACCTAAAAGTCTACCATTCGGAATTTGCAAATACAGAACATTAGTTGTAAAGTCTTTTAACGAAAGTTAACGGGGCTTGTAAATGCAACAGGTGGTAGACATATCAACGGGCTATAAGCCTAGACCTTTGCAGATGCAGATTCATAGGGATATGAAGAGGTTTTCTGTCATAGCCATTCATAGGCGTTTCGGTAAAACTGTACTGGCTGTTAACGAACTTATAGACGCTGCTCTAAAGTGTAAACTGCACAACCCCCGCATGGCTTACATAGCCCCGTATTACAAACAAGCTAAATCTGTTGCTTGGGCTTACCTTAAAGATTTCTGTTATCAGATACCCAATGCTAAGGCCTATGAGTCTGAGCTACGCATAGACATACCTGTAGGTATGAATAACGGCAAACCCTCTATTGCCCGCATCCAGTTATTCGGCTGTGACTCACCTGACGCTTTACGTGGACTCTACTTTGACTCAGTAGCACTTGACGAATATGGCAACATGCCGCAGTCACTTTGGAATGAAGTGTTAAGGCCCGCATTGTCAGATAGAAAAGGGAAATGCACATTCTTAGGCACCCCCAATGGCAAAAACCATTTTTATACTATGTACATGGATGCTGCCGCAAAGATGGAACAGGGGCACCCTGAGTGGTATGCCGCTACGTTTCGTGCTGATGAAACCCGCATTATTGACCCTGATGAATTAGCCTCAGCTAAAGAGAACATGCCTGAATCAGATTTCAGACAAGAGTTCTTATGCGATTGGGCTGCTGCTGTTAAGGGTGCGTTTTATTCTGACGAAATGAACAGGGCACGATCACAGGGCCGAGTGATGCGAATCCCTTATGAACGTGGCCTACCTGTAAACCTAGCATTTGATTTAGGTATTGATGATCAGACTGCTGTGTGGTTTTTCCAGTGTTTTAGAAGTGAGATACGCCTAATTGACTACGTTGAGTGGGCAGATAAAGGCCTTATCGATGTGCTTAAGGACATTAAAGAAATGCCCTATGTCTATGGCGAAACGATCATGCCATGGGATGTGAACATACGTGAACTGACAACGGGCAGGGCTAGGCTTGAAGTGGCTGAGGAACTTGGCTTCGATGTGCTAGTCGCTAAAAAAATGAATGTTGAAGACGGTATCAATGCCTGTAGAACCCTCTTATCTCAGTGCTATTTTGATGAATCAAACTGTCAACGCGGCATAGACTGCCTAGAAAATTACCGCAAGAAATACGACCCCCGCACCTCTTCTTTCCTAATGCGTCCTGAACACGATGAATTCTCTCATGGTGCTGATGCTTTTAGATACTTAGCCGTGGCTTATGAGCCAAACATGGGTGAACAGTTGCTTGGTTCGTCGTCGAATAGACGTGGCAGCAAGGTCAAGGTTAATAAATGCACGTAGGCGTTAAACGCTGTGCAGGGGCTGCAAACAATAAGCTTAAAAAGCGTGCTGAAAATGAGCGCATGCTTAAAGCATCTTGGGATTATTGGGAACGTCAGGGGCTTGAACACCCTATGAAGGCTAACAGCAGTGGTATCAAGCCACTCATTGACATTATACGCAAAGGCACTTAGATGAAATCACAAGACATAGTTAACAGGTTTGGTCGCGTCAAAAATAGTCGCAGTGTTGTTCAAGATACTTGGGATTATATTGAACGGTATATATCGCCGTACAGAGGGCGTTTTTTCAAAGATGAATCAAGCGAAAATTCTATCGAGTGGCGCAGGCCATGGGTTTATGATGCTACGGCTATCATGGCAGCACAAAACCTAGCTAGTTCACTGCATTCTCGCCTAACCTCTGCCTCTAGCATGTGGTTTAACCTAGCTTTCCGCGATAACACCTTAGACGATGATCAAGAGGCGCTTGAGTGGCTTGAGGCCTGTAGCAAGTTATGTTGGGAGGCTTTACCAGATTCAAACTTTAACGTGCAGGTAAGCGAGACCTATCAAGACCTAGTTTGCTTTGGCACCTCTGTCATATTGGAAGATCAAGACACTGATCAGGGTGAATTTAAAGGCCTTAATTTTAAATCAGTGCCGATAAAGGAATGTTACTTCGAGCAAGATCACAGGGGAGAGGTAGGTGTATTTTATCGGCACTTACAGTGGACAATCTTACAAATTGAAGAGTTTTTCAAGGATCAGCCTATACCTAAGTGGATCAGTGATCAGTTTGGCCTTGAGAACCTTGATCCTGATAGAAAGTACGACATTATTTATTGCATCTATCGTAGAACTGAAATCCCGCAAAATGCCAACAGCAATAACACTACTGCCAGTAAACGCCCGTATGGTTACCAGTATGTGCTGCTAGATTCAGGTGAACAGATTGGTGATGAAGGCGGGTACTATGAAATGCCTGCTTTCTGTCCTAGATGGCGATCAACAAGTTCAAGCATGTGGGGTAATAGCCCTGCAATGATCGCCTTATCAGACACTATGACACTCAATAGAACCATTGAGCTTAACTTTTTAGCCGTTGAGAAAGCCTTAGACCCGCCCACGCTAACAACGAGCCGTGGCCTTATTTCTGACCTAGACCTGAACGCGGGTGGACTTACAGTAGTTCGTGATATTAATGAGCTGACTACATTTGAGTCTAAGGCTAGATTCGATGTTACCTATCAAGAAATGAATAGGCTGCGTGAAAATATCAACGCCTATTTCTTTATCCCGCAATTAATTTTACCCCCAATGGAAGGCACCCCCGCTACAGCAACTGAGATCAGTGTGCGGATGCAGCAGCTAGAGGCGCTAATTAGCCCCACATTGGGCCGATTACAGGTTGATATGCTTGATCCAATCATACAGCGAACCTTTAGGATTTTATGGCGGGCAAACAAGCTGCCTACCCCACCTGACAGCGTTATACAAAGTGGCGCATCTACAGACATTGAATACACCTCGCCAATGGCTAAGGCGTTGGATTCATCCAATGTGCAAGCTGTTGAGCGTTGGGTTATGACACTGGCTAATCTAGCTGAGGTACAGCCTGAATTAATGGACATTCCTGACTGGGATGAAATAGCTAAGACAATGGCGAAAATGCTAGGCGTTAGCGCAAAACTGACGCGCAGCAAAGAGGATATTGATCAGGTACGTGCTGAGAGAGATGCGCTTGCTAAACAGCAGGCACAAGGCGAAGCCATGCAGTCAATGGGTGACGGTATGGCAGCGATGAACCAAGGGGAACCATGATGGATGCTAAAGAGGCTGTAAAAACTGAACAGCGTTTAATTAAAGACGTGTTTTCTACCGAGGCAGGGGCTGCGTTGTTAACACACCTTGCTAATCAGTACATTTGGAGTAAACAGCTAACCAAAGACCCTTATGAGTTGTATAGCCGTATAGGTGTTCAAGAGTTAGTTACCCACTTAATTAATTGCACAAACGCGGAGATAGCCGAAGATGAGTGATGATAACGTAGATTA